ATATAATATATACATACGAGATATAAAAGATAATGAATACAGATTATATAAGTGATAGTAGCAGTGATGAAGAAAATGATAAATTTGAAAATAAAGGAGATTTACTAGAAGTCATTGATACATCTCCAGATAATTTAGAAATATATAAGTTTCTACAATATCATTTTATCAATGATTTGTTATATGTTTATAATTTGGTTATTAATTACATAATAGATAATAAAAGAATACTAACCGGAGGAATGGGATTAAACTATGCTTTAAAATCCAAAGGTTACTTTTTATATGATAATATGAATATTGATTATGATTTTTATTCTCCTAATTTTTCACTTGATGCGTATAAACTAGTAGATAAAATTCTAGAAACAAATAATGTTGATACTACACATTGTATATTAGCTATGCATCAAAGCACTATGCGAGTTAGATATAGATTTAAAGTAGTTGCAGACATAACATATATGCCTCAAGAACTATTTGATAAGATACCAACATTAATATATAGAAATGTTCTATTTGTTCATCCTTGTTATCAAATAATAGACCAGCATAAATCATTTGCATATCCTTATAAAGGAATGCCATTAGCAAATATTACTGGAAGATGGAAAAAGGATTTAGAAAGATTTGTTTTAATTTCTGATTTTTATGATATTGCAAAAGAATTAGAAAATATAACTTATACAAATGCAAATATAGAATATGAAGAAATAGATTTATCAAAAATAGAAAATTTAGGAAGTTATAGTGGATATATAAGTGCTTCGTATTGGATAACTAAATTAAACATAGATGATTTATTCAAATATCCTATTGTTAAAGTTCCTAAAGGAAAAAAAATAACATTTGTTACAGATGATATAAAAGAAATTGTAAAAGATAAAGAAGCTAAATTTTATTGCACATTACTCGAAAATATTCCACAAAGAGCAGAATATGATAATATAGAATTATTAGATAATTTCGGAAATAAAGTTGCTTCTGTTTTCGATGAAACAGAAATTACAGGAGTTCATTTTACTTCTGTATATTTATTAACAAATGCTATAATTAATAAAGACCCTATAGCTTGTTATATTTATTGTAAGTTATATAAAGGGTTGATTTCTCATATTAAAAATAATATGAATTTGGAAATATTATTTACAACACGAACATATGGAAAATATAATATACCAGAGACTAAATATAAAGCTATAAAAAAATTATGTAGTAATTTTAAAAATAAACAATATGTAGATGAAAAATTACCCAAAAATTACTATCCTAATAAACATAAAGAACCTAATTATGCTTACGACCCAAAAAAAAATTATTTTATTAATGGTATTGAAGTTCCTGAATTAGAAATAATACACGTTCCAGAAGAATGTGATAATATTACATTGGAAGATATTTCTCATTTTAAGGACTAAATTTTAAGTATTGAAATTTAAGTATTGAAATTTATTTTGACTGAATTAAAGGCAATAAATAATACATGAAACTGCAATGACACATATAAGAATGAAACAATTTCTTTTTTTCGGCATCATTCTTACTGGTCCAGTCTAGCTTAATATTATCTTTTTTAAATTGTTCTAAAATACTAGAAGCAACTTCAGAATATTTATTTTGTAGTTTTTCTCCATTAATTAACTTTACGGCAACATCAGACGTATTGTTTAATTCATTGCTGATTAATTCCATCTTATTTTTATATTCGGGAAACAATAAATTAAAATTCTCATACTTTCTCTGGTCTAGATAAGCAAATAATGGAATAATTGTTTCTTTTTCTAATTTTTCATCAAAGCATAATCTATTAATATGCTTATCATACCAAATGAATCTAATTGTTTTTAATAAAGAACTTTCTATTAAAATATCACTATAGTTGCCTGCGATATCTACATTAACAGAACGCATAATAAATCCATATGTTATTTTTTTATCATTAATATAGTTTTCTAATGCATCGTTTGCAATTTTAAATAATTCTCTAACATCTCCAACGTTTTCAATTTCTTCTTGAGAAGGAATTTTTGGAATTGGTGATGTATTAATAGCCCATAAATAATTGTTATCTGATTCATCTAAATTAATAGAATGAACAAACCAAATTTTATATTGCGATTCTTCTTTGAATTTATGAATATCTGGATGCTTAAATCCAAAACTATAACAACTTTTTTTATTTAAATTTTCCAAAAATTCATTCCATTCAATACCATATTTTTCTAAACATTCCATAATCATTTCTTTGTATGTTTTTTCTTCCCATTTTGTATTTGCAACATTGCAACCATTGGTTGTTGATAATACCCATTCATCATTATAATAATAAAAATTAATGATAGTTCCTTCATTGATTCTATAAATCTTATATAATCCTTGATACAATAAACGATTAACACTATCGAAATTAATAATTTTCACTAAGTTTCTTGGTGGAACGGCTAATATTTTATATGTGTTTTTTTCTAACACTAATCCATTACATTCTCTTGTATAACAATTACTATTTTTCTTTCCAGATGTAAAAATTAATACATTTTCATCATTAGTCACAAGCACACCTAATTTATTAATAGCTTTTCTTGCTTCCATAAAATCATTATAAGATTTCATAAAATACTGAGTTGCAATTGTTTTTGAAGCCATTTTGTTAAATACTTAGTGAATTATCTTTAATATATTAAAATAATTCAAATTTTAACCTTTATATCCAAATAAACTACCTATAGTTTTAGTTGTTAGATTAACATTAACTGTATCTGTTTGTGGTCTTGCATCTACTACAACAGGAGCATTAATTGGTCTAGCATAATTATTATATCCATATCTATTATTATATCCATAAGGTCCTCTATTAGAATTAGGAAATAATAACCCTATTACTATTACTAATACAAAAAGAAGTATAAAACCTATCATAAAATAAATAGGGTCTGTTTCTGTTTTAGTTGTCTTAACTGGCTCGATTGGTTTAGAAAGTTGCTCACTACATACAAATTGTATTTTTTTATCTCCATCAAATTTATATCCTACCATATTTCCATTACATAATACAGGATAATTATCTGCTATCGTAGGTCCTATATTTGCTATTTTTAATAGTTTTCCTTCCGAATCGACAGCTGTATTTAAAGTTTTAAATGGTCCTTCTAAAATTTTAACAGTTCCATATGGAGAGCCATATTGGTCTAGAGCTTTATCATTAGAACATACCCCATTCATACCCACTAGATTTCCCGCTTCATCTACTCTTACATATAACTTATTAATAAAAAATGGTACATCGCATGTAGCATTACTCATATTTATATTTTATAAATTATAATAATTAATATATATATAAAAATGTCTAGAAGAAATGTATTAGTTGGACAATATGGAACAATACCAGATGATATTTATTTAAGAAAAATAGAAACTACAAATGAATATTTGGATCCTTCTGAAGTTAATAATTATATGAGAAATCAATTATCTGATTTTAGACCAGATGCACCAACATTTGCTTCTGATTTACCAAGAAGTGCAAATGATTTAGGGGGAGGAACTCATGGAAGAGAAAGACTTAATTTATTACATTCTGGAGCAAGAAGCACAGAAGAACCATATTTACCAGAAGGTTCTTTTATTGACCATGAATTCTTAGAAAGAGACCCTAGAGGAACAGAAAATCTCCCTAATTTTGCAGAACATAAAAGGCAAAGAGTTGAACGTGGTGTTTTTTTAAAAAAACATAATGATGACGATTATACAATTACAGAAACTGGAATAAATCCTAATACCATGAGTAGATTAATTCGTGGTTCTCAAAATGAGTTTAAAGATAGATATCAGAATTTTACTGAATCATATGGTAGTATGGCAACTGTTTCAACTTTTCCTGCACAAAAAACAAGCACTATTCCATTAGTTACACATGATGGAACTATAATTAATGTTGCAGATGCTCCAGCACATGTTAGAAGTGATGCCGTTAATAGAATTTCTAATAATTTACCGGGCGTTATGCGTTTAAATACTCCAGACCATAGAGTTAAAGTTTCAAAATATGGTATGATTAGACCTATATTAGAATGGGGAGCTAATGATTGGAGGAAAAATAGACAACAAGGAGAAATAGGACATGATGTTGTTGATTATGGAGGACAATTAATAAATAGAGGTCTCGCAAATTTAATTTATGACATTGAATCACAGAGAAAAGCAAAACAAGAAACTAATGGAGTTAATTTTACTGATGGTTTTATTAATAAAAATAAAACTCAACAAGTTATAGACCCAAAAAAAATTCAAGAATTAATGAATATTACTAATATATCCCATTTTATGAATAATAGTAATGAAAATAATATTAATTCTAAAATGAACATGAAAAATGTAGATGTAAGAAATATTATGAATAAATCTGATTTAAGTTTAGATATGGCAAATAGCATTGCTCAAGTTAATAAAGTTCAATATAAGAAAACAGATAACTTAACAGTTCGTGAAAATGTATTAGATAGTATGGCTAAGCATCAATTAGATGTTTTAAATAAAAAACAAATGGGGGTTAAGAAGGTCTTGAATACTTTAAATAGTGAGTCTATAGATAATAGATATAAGGAAGAGAGTAAAAAAACAAAAAATTATGGAATGGTAAAAGCTATGAAAACGGATAATAATGCATTAATAGAACCTTTTAAGAACGGCTCAATGAATACAAATGTTAGAGGAGCACGATTTAAACTAGACAAATTAAGCATTAATCCAGATACAGAAGAAATAGCGGATGAATTTGAACCAGCGCCTATCCATGAAGAAAGAAATAAGAAATTCTATGGAAGGTCTTTTATGGATGGAGATATGGAGCATAACGATTCATATTCTTCTAGAGTTCATAAATAATTAGTTTTAAAAGGTTTAAAAGTTTATTTTAAAATAAATAAAATATTTTTTTAAAAGTTTATTTTAATTTTTATTTTAAAATAAACGATGCATTTTTATGATTTTTATTAATCTCATCAAAAGTAATATAGCTAAACATTCCTGAATAAAAAGATGCTATTAATAGATTTTTATCTATAATATTTTCATTATATTGGTATATTTCATTTATTCCGTTTTTATCTATTTTTTTTAATGTCTCATCAGTTATTACTCTATAAGACTTATTATTTTTAAAAATAAATCTATATGGAATGCACATATTATATGCTATATCGCTAGTAAATTTATATTTTTTAGCTTCATAGAAATCAATAACAGAATCTAGTTCTTTAAGGTCTTTTTCTGGAATTTTGATATCTAATATAGATGATGTAGGATATATAATAAAACCATTATTCTTGTCATTATTTGAATATCTAATATCTCCATTATGGATAAAATCATCTTTAGTAAATGCTAAATTCCAATAATTATCCATACATTTATGATATATTGTTTCTTGTAAATATGTATGCGATGCTTTATCCATATTATTCTTTGTTAAAGAGTAGGCTAAAGCTCTCATAATAGCATCAGGCATTTCTTTTTCTATACCATAATAAAAGGCATATATGGGGTTTTCTTTAATAGCATTAATTAGCCCATAAATATAAATACTATGTATAAATTTAATACAGTCATTTAAACAATCATTTGAATCAGACTTATTCTTAATATTATCGACTAATTTCTTAAAGCTCATTATATGAATATTGTTATAGAATATGAGAGTTTGTGATATATAACCTAATATGCTTGTTATATTAGAATTAGTTAAATTTTATTATGAATTTTTAGTATAACCCCTTTTATTATGAATTTTTAGTATAAAAGCTTGTAATTAAAAAAATGATTTTTTAATTGCTATTTGCAACATACGCGAATGACATTCAAACAAGCTATCGAGACCCTTGAGAAGATGAGCAACAATCAGAAAGCAGATTCGGAAGAACTGTCTAACTTGATTCAAGCCTATCATATCTATGGATTGCTGAACGCTGTCAGAGATGACCCCCGTTTCATCTTTGCATTGTCATTCCCGTGTGTTGCACCCGCGCCCTTCCTGCGAGCCCTCCTGAACAACATCAACTTCAACCCGTTCCGGGTTTATGTTGATGGACTGGACACCATGACCCATCAACAGCTTTGCGACGCTGTTGATGTTCATGGAGAGTTCAGTTGGTTTTGGAGACCTCACCTTGCTAGGCACGCGAAGAGCTTGTTTTCCGCGTACAACACTGACTCGTTGTATGTGAAAGGCTCGCTGACCTTGCCGTCTTCGGCTTTTGCCCAAATCTCGCGTCGCATTCCGGAATGGAAGGTCGCTGAGGTTGATGAGGTTCTTCATTGGACGAAGAACAACAGGCAATCGCTGAATGCAAGCTGGGTCGCCATCCCCGTGAAGTACTTCAACGACGACAACGACCTGTGGACAGAGGCGACGAGAATTGAACCCTCGTTTCCCCTGCTCACAGATTCAGGAGAGTTGCAGGCTTGCTACGACGGCAAGTTTCACATTCTGGATGCCAAATGGGCTACTTGTGGCGGCATGTACAGTGAAATGTTCAATGCTTGCTGCGCGTTGGGCATGTTTGGTTACGCGTTGTACGCTGACATGTAAAAGTGTTTGTGTTGTATATGTGTCGTATGTATATGTGTTTGTTCATGTATATGTGTTTGTGGTTATATGTTGTTGTGTGTTTCCCTGTTTTTGAAAAAAAATAAAAGACCATAAAAAATATAAAATCCCAAAAAAAAGCTTTCTTGATGTTTCGCAAGAAGCAAAAAAAAAGTGTTTTTTCTTTCCCTTACTTTTAAATAGTATTTTAATATATATTATATATTAAGTATTTTATAATAAAATCAACGAATTTATTATATATTAAAGACTATTATTTTATATTAAAGTATTTTTTACTTGCGCAATTTTACTTTTTAGTAGTTATTTTTGTAAATTCGGGAATATAATCACAAATTAAAAACCAAGTATTATCATTCTCTATTAATGTGTCATTAGATTGTAAATGGATACATGATAATATTTCTTTTTTTCTTTTTTCATGTTCTGGCTTGTTTAATATCTGTTCTACAATTTTATATATAAAAAATGGATGATATGGACAATTTGATTTATCATTAGACTTAGTTTTATTGAACAATTGAATTACTATGCTAAAATAAAAATATATTAGTTTTAATTCATGGTCAGTGAATTGAGGAGGTTCTTTTTTTGTTATTAACTTACATATTAATGGTATATGATTATTGTAATTTGTAATTTTAAGCTCTTTAAGATAATATCTTATAATTTCGCAATTTACATTTTCAATCCATATTTTATCTCTTCTTATGCACTTTTTAATTTTATTTAATATTATTTCTGGAACATCTAATGATTCTTTTGCCTGTATTCTATCAACCCAAAATTTACAATGTTTAGTTGGCTCATATTTACCGTGTTTTGTTCTTGTCCCTTCTTGATAAAAAAACTGTTCATCTTCAAATACTTCTCCATACATCTTTTCACTTCTGCCGCATTTTCTGCACATAAATTCACTTGCTTTCTCATCTATTAAATATAATTCTTTGCATTGTTTGCAAAAGTTACTTCCAATATCTTCAAATGTTTCATCAATAGAATAAAACTCATATTTCTTAAATAAATCATGTCTTAATTTATATTTAGCATCTAGCTTTTTACAAAAAACAAAAATCTTATTCAATTCGCCCGTTATATTGATGGCATGAAACATACGAATAAATGTATTATGATTTGATTTTCTATTCTCTGGTTCTGTATAATATTTGACAATTATATTTACAGTTTCTTTCGTGTAAGAGTCAAATATATTTTTTAAAAATAGTTTTTTTTTCGATATATCGCTAAGTATCTCTTGATTATCGATATTTGATTCATATATAGATAGTAGTTCTTCAATAATTAATATTTTATTGTTTAAATTAACATTTATGCTTTCTATAGTAGAAGACATTTTATATATTTTTATATCTATTTCTTAAATATAATAATTTATTATTCCAAAATTTTATTATGTAAAATTTATATAAATATTATGAGGAAATGTAATCAATTCATTTATTTCATTTAATATAGTAGTATATTTCAAATATTTATCACTTAATACTAATATATTATATTCACAAGGAGTTATGAATAATAATATATTATTTATTTTATCATTAAAAATATCAACATATTCTTTAAAATATTTATTATTTTCATATTCTTGATAGAATAATTCGTATATTTTATTATATTTTATATATACTTTTTTTGTTGAAAAATAGTTATGTTTTGGTGGTATAGGTATATTCATAGCAATACTATATAATGTTTCATCATCATATTCATCAAGATTTATTTTAAACAAATCAATAATAATTGATGTTCCTTTATTCATTATGTTAATATAAAATGTATGTGAATTATTTGCTTGTTCTGTTAAATTTGATTTGATTAATTCTGTTTTAATTATATCTAAATGATATCGTAGAATTGGTTTAATTATAGCTCTAAGTTCTATTTTATGAAAATATTGAATAGCATTTTCATAAAACTCAGTATTTAGCTTAAAATGTATAAATAAGGAATACATTTTAACAATTCCTAAAACTTCAAATCTAGATTTATAATACATATAATCTAATTTATTATGTATTATTTGCAGAATATCATTATTCATTAATCCCGCGATTGAACTATTTTTATTAAATTTAGGATTATTTAATAATTTTAATGCTCCTAGTTGTTCATATATAGTTGTTTCAGCCATTTCTTGATATTTCTTTATATTCATTTGTAATTAATATATTTCATTATATATGTATTTACATTTAAAAAAAATCAAATTTTCTAAATTTAATTTACAATAGCTTTGTCCATAATTTGGTTTCTGATGAAGTTTGTAGAAACAAAGCAGAAAACTTTATCATTTTTCTTAACTATGTTGATTTATAGTTGAAGTCGGGAACCAACATATCAAAAAAATAATTATATAACAATTAATCAAGCAGAATTTGATATTTACCATATAACTTTTTTTGATTTGTATTATAAAATAATGTATTTATTTTTTATTGCTTCTTCTGCTTTTGCTTCTTTTGCTTTTGCTTCTTTTGCTTCTTCTTTTTTCACCTCCCGTTTTACATGCTCTATTACATTCTTTGCTATCCCCATAATCACAAATTTCCGTTCCAAATAATGTTTCTTTTTCTTCATTTTTAATTTCTTTTCCTTCATTATTAATATATATATATGTTTTTGTATATTGATATGATTCTCTATTATTATAATCAAAAGATTCATTAATATTAATATTTTCCTTTGATATTTCTAATATTTCTGCAACTTTATTATTATCCATAATAGGAGTTTTATATCGGCTCCTTAGTATCCATGAAACTTTATCTTTAGCTTCTAAAGCCCATCCCTTTATCTTTAATAAAACTACTCTTAATTGTATTGATAAATTCTTTCCATTATCACTTCCATCATGACATACTAAAGAAATCTTATTAATAGTTTTTCTAAACTGGAACATTGCATATACTAAAGTATAATTATCACCAAAGCTAACGAAACAAGGATATGAATTAAATAATTTTTCTTTATTTTCAAACCATAATGGTTGTCCTCCCATTGTATAACTACTTACATACATTTTAAACATTTTTTCTTTGTTTTCATCACTTAAATCTTTACTATTAAATTTTTTAATAGGTAATAAAATTATATCTTCTAGATCCATTCTTTTATATTATATGTTATAAAATATTTTTTTTTTAAAAAATAACTTCTTTTCTTAAAAAATATAAATTGAATTTCTATAAATATATAACTTCTTTTCTTAAAAAATATAAATTGAATTTTCTATATATAATAATCATGGATTGGAAATTATACGAATATTTCATTTGTAACTATCATGCTAATAAGTATTCTCATAAAGTTTGGCATAATAATGTAATACCCGAAGAAGAATTAGAAAACGCGGGATTTATTAATTGTTATAATAAATTTAGATTAGATAGAATAGCTAGAAAAAGAGAAGCTAAAGGAAGCTTATTATTATATAGTGATTATGGTATAGATTTTCTAGCAAAAGAAGATTCTGATAATTCTTCAAGCTATAAATACTATACAGGACAATGTAAATATTATAATTCTAGAAAAATAACAGCAAGTGATATTGGAACATTTTTAAGTGTAACTTTACTAAGATTAAAAACAAAAGGATATTTATATTCAAATGCTAGACTAGAAGTTAATTTAAGTGAAGATATACGAGATACAAATATTACTTATCATAGAGTTGATTTTGATTCTGGTTTTACAATTAATAATATTGATTGGAATTCAGATGGTATTAAAGAAGTGCAAAACAGTTTTTCAAACAATTTGGAAAACTATACTGAAGAAACTTATATTATAAATGAATTAGATATTGAATTAAGACCATATCAAAAAGAAGCTGTTCATGCTTTAAATCAAGAAGGTCGGAAAATATTATCTATATTTTGCGGAGGTGGAAAAACTCTTATATTAGCTAATTATTTAAAGCAATCTAATAATAAAAAAATTGTTGCAATAGCTCCTTTAAAAATATCAGTTCATAATTTAAGAGCTAGAATTACTCCATTTATTAATATGGAAATATTATTAGTAGATAGTGATTATCATGGAACAACAGATTTAAATGTAATTAATGAATTTATTAAAAAAGACTCTTTTATTATATTTACTACAATTAAAAGTTTTGAAGATATTATTATTAAATTAAAAAATCCTTTAGAAAATGATTCAATTTCTAATTGTGATTTAAATTCTGAATGTGGTTCAGTTTCTGAATATGATTCAGTTTCTAGTAATTATTCAGAATCTCATAAAATCTTTGATTTAGTAATTATTGATGAAGTTCATAATATAGAAAATAATGATAATTTATGTAACTGGTTAAGTATTCAAAATAATACTATATGTGTATCAGCAACAATTTCAGAAGATTTATGTTCTAATTTAGATGCTAACATAGTATATCAAAAAAGTCTTTCAAATGGTATTGATATGGGTTATATAGTTGATTATTTAGTATGGTTTCCATTATTAGATGGTAATAAAATAGATTTTGATTATTCTGAAATTCCTATAGAATTAAAAGATTTTGAACAAGAATTATGTGCAAAAACAATGTATTTAGCAAATGCGATGCTACATACAGGTTCTAGAAAATGTATAGTTTATTTATCTAATCAAAAAGAATGTGATGATTTTTCTAAAATAATAAAAGTTATATTTGAGGAATACTTTGCGATACCTTATTATTGTGAAAATATTGATAGTAGAGTATCATATAGAGAAAGAAATAGAATTATTAAAACATTTTCAAATAATTTATTTAATATTTTTAGTATTTTAACTAGTATTAGAATTTTAGATGAAGCTGTTGATATAGTATCATGTGATAGTACTTTTATTACAAATATAAATGAAAATACATCAGAAATAAGAACAGTGCAGAGAATGTGCCGTGCGTGTAGAATAGATAAAAATAATCCTAATAAAAAAAATAATCTATTTTTATGGTGTGATTTTAATGATGATATTGTCAATGCATTATCTTTATTAAAAAATTATGATATAAAATTTTCATCAAAAATAAGAAGTATAAACAGTAATTATAATAAAAAAACCATAACAAAAGATAAAGTTATTATGAATACAGAAAATATAGATAAGTTTATTAATATTAAATGTATTTCATCAGATGAAATATGGAATATGCTATATGAAAAATTAAAAAAATACTATGAAATATTTAAAACTAATCCTAAAAAAGATGATAAAAGATTAAGTATTTGGATTTCAACGCAAAGACAAAATTATAAAAAGAATAAGTTATTAAAAGAAAGAATTATATTATTAGAAAAATTAGAATATTGGAAATGGAAAGAAGATTCATTTTATGATAATCTAGATTCATATAAAAAATTCTATGAAATAAATAATAGAAATCCTACTAAACATTCTAAAAATGATGAAGAAAGAAAATTAGCAACATGGATATCCTATATGAGAACTAATTATAAAAGAAATCTATTATCTAAAGAAAGAATTATATTATTAGAAAAATTAGAATATTGGAAATGGAAAGAAGATTCATTTTATGATAATCTAGATTTATATAAAAAATTCTACGAAACAAATAATAGAAATCCTACTAAATGTTCTAAAAATGATGAAGAAAAAAGGTTAGGAGATTGGATTAAAACTACAAGAACAAATTATAAAAATAATCTATTATCTAAAGAAAAAATCGATGTTTTGGAAAAATTGGAATATTGGAAATGGAATGATAAAGAAGATCCGTTTAAGTATAATCTAGATTCATATAAAAAATTCTACGAAACAAATAATAGAAATCCTACTAAACATTCTAAAAATGATGAAGAAAAAAGGTTAGGAGATTGGATTTTAAATACAAGAACTAATTATAAAAATAATCTATTATCTAAAGAAAAAATTGATATTCTAGAAAAATTGGAATATTGGGATTGGGGTAAAAATATAAAAATTTCAGATAAACATAATGATAGATTATTTAAAATATTTAATTCTAATCTAGATTTATATAAAAAATTCTATGAAACAAATAATATAAATCCTAGTAGTATTTCTAAGATTGATGAAGAAAAAAGGTTAGGAGATTGGATTAAAACTACAAGAACAAATTATAAAAATAATCTATTATCTAAAGAAAAAATCGATGTTTTGGAAAAATTGGAATATTGGAAATGG